TGATACGTGGATCAGCGGGCACCAATCAGCACGAACAGGTGTGGCCCACTCACGCGGCACGTTCGTACATTTCACAGCGGGACGCATAACGCCCGCCACTACGCTTCGATTCTGGCAACGCCAACCCGCACGCCTGGTGGCGCATCTCCCAGTAGTGACAATCCCAGCACATCATTGGCCCATCGACTGGCCGGATGCGATTGCGTGCCGCTTGGTAGATCTGCTGCGCCTTGATCAGTGCCGTCTGCAGGTGCACCGTTCCGGTATCCATCTCTAGCTGATGCTCAGGCTTTGGGCCGAGCACCACACGAGCGTGCCAGTTGCGATCAGAACGGCTGCACACCAGCAGCAAACGGCCAGCGTGCAGGCTGATCATTCATCCTCCCCGTAAGCCGGCTGATGGAAGATCCGCTCTAGCGTCATGCTGGCCGGCTCCTCAGGCCCATCCGTGACATACGCAGCGACCGGATCCGTGCCATCAGCTGCCACGTATACGCATGAGTAGCCGTAAGGCTTCACCACCACCAGACCCGTGCGCTTGCTGCGCGTGAGAATCCGCAACGCAAGGCGTTCAATCAGATTCAGGCCGGGCAGCTGGTGCATCATCCCTCCAGTTTGGCAATCAGACGGTCGATATACCACCGGCACTTGCGGGCGTCTTCCAAGGCATGGCCTTTGCACCAGATGCGCAGCAGATACTTCAACGCTTGGCCCTGCAGGTAAGCAGGCACCATGTGCGGGGCGTCCGCGATGGCGGCTTCGATCACGTCGATGGCCTCCACTGGGCCACGGCGGTAGTGGTCTGGATTGATTGGATCAGTCATCAAGCCATCCCCATGCGATGCGTTTGCAGATGCGCCATGCGTGCTTTTCGTCAACGTCAAACTCGGCTGCCAGTTGGCGGTAGCTCCAACCTTCGGTGCGAAGTCGGCGCAATTTGCGCACCAGCTCCGGTGTGAGGATGGCGGCGTGATTCAGCTCTCCGGCCTTAAATCGCCGGCCAGTTGGCATCACAACCACTTATCCCCCAGCAGCTGCTGACGGCATACTTCAATCGCCTGCTGCGCTTGCTTCTGCGTCATCACCGATTCAGTGGCATCCATGGCACGGGTCACGCGGGCTAGCAGCTCGGGGTAATCCGTGTCGCGGAAATTGGCGGCCAGATCACGGGCAAACTCATTCCACAGTCCGGTGTAGGTGCTGCGCAACGCGTGGCCATACGGCAGCTGATCGCGGCCGCTACGTTCATAGAGGGCTTCCATCATGTCGGCGCGTTGTTGGTCCAGCTGTTGGGCGTTCATGGTTCGAGTAATCGGCGGACGTGTTTGAGTTCAGCGCACAGCAGCTCGGTGCGTGGCACGGTGCGCAGCTCGTCGATCCTGAAATCGATCAGGTGCTGCAGCCGTTCGCGTTCATCCTGCCTGCCCTGCTGGTACGCGCCAGAGTCTGTGATCAGCTGATTGATGCGGTCGCGGATGGTGCTCACACCACCTCCACCGTGGCACCTGGCCAGCGGTTCTGCGCATATTTGGCGGCGGCAGTCTTGGATTCGGCGCGTGTGTACCACTTCAGTGGTTGCGCACCACGCGGATAGACCAGCACCGTGAAATCTTTGACGCGGGCATTGTGACGCGGCCGGCTGACGCCCTCGCCATAGCAACCAGTTTCGTGTTCTTCAGTGCGCCAGTGCAGCAACGCGCCTCTGATCTCAGTCATGGGTTGATTCGTGTTCAGGGTTGAGCCATTCAATCTGCGACCACCATTCCAGCCAAGTGTCAGCAGCGATCAGCTTGGCCTCGGTGAGGCTATGGGCCGTGATCGATTCAAAGACGTTGGCGGCTTTGATCGTGAAGTAAAAGCGGCGTTCAGTCATGCCGCACCACCTGCTGCGTGCCTGAGTGAGTGGGGCTGTGATGTGCGCCTGATTCAATGCCGATCATGGCGAACACAGCCGCGACGATCAGCAGGCAGATGGCGTTGTTGATGCGGTTAATCATGGTGATGCGGGATAGATGGGAAAGCCCCGAAGGGCTTAGGCAGCGATAAAAGCCTCAACTTGACGGCGGTCATACCAGCGAGTGCCATTGCCTGCGATTTCCACGATCAGCAGGTTGCCCCAGAACTCGATGAACTGGTCAAGGGTGTAGCCAGCTTTCTCAAGGGTGTAGAGGATGTCAGCGGTGAGGAATGCGGGGCTGGTCATTGGCTTGGTGGGTTGCCGATGCCCTAATTATGCACCCTCCACGGCGCACCGTCAACCATGCGCGGTCATATTCCTTTACACCGCATCACTGCCCACCGCCAAGTCAACCGGCACCCGCAGCACCGGCACGCTTTTGCCGTTTGGCTCCTTGCGCTCCCAGCCCACGACGGCCAGGCTCACCGCCAGCTCAGCCGTATACCAGCGGTGCTGGCAGGCTAAGCATCGGCGTTGCCGCACCACACGGTCAGCATCGTGGCCGTTGGTATAGGTTGCGCGTATCTCATCGCTGCCGCATTGGGGGCACTTCACAGCTTCGCTAGCGTGCATCTGTACACCACCACTATGGCACCATGAACTTCGGTGAGTGGATGGCTGTCCAGCTATCGCCAGAACAGCAGTTTGAGATTGAAAAGCAGGCCCGCACCCTGCTAACCAGCGAGGATGCAGGCCCGATGGCCGCGGCGCTCCTGAAGCAAGCCTGCTATCAGCAACAGCTGTTGCAGCAGGCCGTCAACGAAATCGCCCGGCTCGAATGTGAGCTAATGGGGCGCTAGAAAAGATCCGCCTCCACCACCACGCCATCGGTGGCATCAGCCAAGCTCTGAGCCGCAGCAGTGGCACCAGCGGCAGGTGGCACCCAATCACGCGGCGGTTGCGCAACAGCGCTCACATACGCCAGCCCTTTGCTGCTGGTTTTCTTCCAGCCGCTAATGGGCACCTGAACGCTGCCGTACTGGTCTGGCGTTTGGCTCATCACATAAGCGCAAAACGCATCCAGCTCCTCAACTTTCACGTTCATCATTCCCGAAAAGTCGATCTTGCTGTCGGGTTTGGTGCTTTTGAAAATGCTCAGATTCAGCTTGAAGCTCATGGTTCAATCGTGGGTGATGGTGTTGGCCTTTTCGTATTGCTCCACCTCGGCCAAGGGGTAGAGCACGAAACCGGGAGTGCGAAAATACGGCGGACCCTTGCCTGCCTTACGCCAGCGCATCAGCGTGTCAGGGTGCAGACCCCATCGTTGCGCTAACTGCGTGGCCGTTAAGTAATCAGAAGAGTTCATCCTGATCCGTTGCAGCTACTGAGATTTCAGCCTGCAGCTTGGCATTCAAATCCGCCACGCTGGTGGCAGGTGCCTCGCTAACAGTGACGGGTTCCACATCCAGCACCTCCTCCTGGCTCTGCATACCAAGCAGCAAATCGCTTGCATAGAGCCGGCCCCAGAAGGCGGCGGCCCGGTAGCGAATCATCAGCTCAGGCATGGTGGCCCACTTGCTGCCACTCTTGGTAGCCCAGCCTTCACGCTTAGCCATAGCCATCGTGATCGTTGGACCTTTTAACTCCTGTTTGCTGCCAAGGTCAGTCGCCACCGCATAACAGGCCAAGCTGTCGCCGGTGCCGCTCAGCTCAAACCGCAACGGGCTGAACCGGCCGCAACCGTTGACCATCGCAATGATGAAACTGCTTGACCAGCTAGGGCGGCCGTGGATGACGTGCAGATGCTGCATGGCCAGAAATGGACTGATGCCCATCCGGTTGGCAATTTCAAGCGCCACAAGGCAGTTAGCAAACCCCTGCTGCCCCTGGAACTGAGGCGGTATCAGCGTGCTGCTGGCAAGCGCCTTGGCGATGCGTTGCGCATCTTCAAAGGCTTGAATGCCTGAAAACACTGAGCCGCCTGGCTGTGTGGTGGCTAGGGCTGTGGTTGGGTCGGTCATTAATAGGTCTCGATTTCGGGTGCTTGCTGCTGCTGGCCGCTGGTGCCAGTCATCCATGCCGGCAAGCTGATCGGCTCAATCTGATCGCTATAGCTGGGCCAGTTGTCGGCCGCTTTGCATACGGCCAACTTGCCCAGATCATCTATGGCCTGCTGATAGCCGCGCTCGATCATCTCTGCGTCGGCGGCGTACGCCGCACAGGCGTACGGGGCAGTGGTCTCGACACAAATGAAGATGAACTGATCGGGCCGCTTGCCGGTGGATTGCTCCACGCCATGCAGATACCAACCAGCTTGGACGTGATACCGGAAGCTGGTGATGCTGTGCCGGAAACCGCGCGGGCTGGCGTCTCTGGTGGTTTTGAGATCCACCACGATGCTGCCGTCATCCGTCAACCAATCCGGCCGGCACTTGCACTCCAACTCATAGGTGGCGTCCGTCCACATGTGCGTGGTCTCGGCCTTGCCAGGCAGTCCCAGCAGCATCGCAGCGCCAGGGTGCCGCATGATGCTGCGGCCCATTTGCATCACCACCTCGGCATCGTCGGCGGTGATGACCGTTTTGCCGGCAGCATCGGACTCGAATGCTGCAAATGCTTCTTTCCCGGCCTTAGTGCGGCGGTCGCAGTTAGGCGCCACCGCGATCTCTGCATCCCATCGGTTTAGCTCCAACACATGTGTGTGCAGCGCAGTGCCAAGCCGCATCTGTGCAGTTGGCTCTGGTACGACGCAAGCCGGATCGACATACCGCGCCCAATAGTGCAGCGGTGATCGCGCGATGAGATCCAGATGAGACTTTGAGACTGCAGGATGTGCGTGGTAGTCGGTGTTGTCCATAGGTTGTGGCGAGTTACCGGCAAATACTACCCGATGCCGCAAGCTGCGCTACGGTGCGCCACAGCGGGCCGATCAGCCCGACCATCCGCCTATGAACTACTCCGCCTTCCTCGCCTCCAAATCCACCGCCTGCCCGCCAGTCGGGTTTGATCCAGCAGCATTCACCGCGCCGCTCTTCCCCTTCCAGCGCGACATCGTGACCATGGCCTGCCGCGTTGGCAGGTTCTGCATCTGGGCCGACTGCGGCATGGGCAAAACCGCCATGCAGCTCGAATGGGCCGCTCAGGTCTGCAAGCACACCGGCGGCAATGTGTTGATCCTGGCGCCGCTTGCCGTATCGCATCAAACCGTGCGCGAAGGCCAGAAATTCGGCATCGCCTGCAACTTCGCCAGCACGCAAGACGACGTGCAACCCGGCATCACGGTCACCAACTACGAGAAGCTGGCTCACTTCGATCCCGACAACTTCAAAGGCGTGGTGCTCGATGAGTCCAGCATCCTCAAGGCGTACACCGGCAAGATCCGCAACCAGATCATCGAGTCGTTCGCGCAGACGCCATTTCGTCTCGCTTGCTCAGCCACACCAGCGCCCAATGACCACATGGAGCTCGGCAACCATGCTGAGTTCATCGGCGTGATGACCCGCACCGAGATGCTGGCCATGTTCTTCGTCCATGACGGCGGTGATACCAGCAAGTGGCGCCTCAAGGGCCATGCCGTCAGCAAGTTCTGGGAGTGGGTCTGCAGCTGGGCGGTCACAATCCGCAAGCCATCAGACCTCGGCTACGACGATGGCAGCTTCATCCTTCCCGATCTGTGCATTCAAGACTGCACTGTCGAAACACCACGCGACGCTGCAACCGATGACGCCGGCCAGATGGCACTGTTTGCCATGGAAGCCCGCACACTCAGCGATCAGCGCCACGTGCGCAAGGCATCGCTCGATCTGCGCGTTGCAGCTGCTGCCACCCTGGCCAACAGCAACACCGAGCAATGGCTGATCTGGTGTGATCTCAACGATGAATCCAAAGCGCTAACCGCTGCCATCGATGGCGCTGTTGAAGTATCAGGCTCTGATTCAGACGATCACAAGCGTCAAGCCGCCATCGATTTCCAAGACGGCAAGATCCGCGTCTTAGTCAGCAAACCCAGCATCTTCGGGTTTGGCCTCAACTTTCAACGCTGCCACAACGTCGCATTCGTGGGCCTGTCACACAGCTATGAGGCGTTCTATCAAGCCATCCGCCGTTGTTGGCGATTTGGCCAACAGCAACCCGTCAACGCTCACATCATCTACGACGTGGCAGAGGGCCGCGTGATCGACAACATCCGCCGCAAAGAAGCGGACAGCATCGCCATGGCTCAATCCATGGTCACCATCATGAAGCAATCCACCATGGAACAACTCAAGAAGATCCAGCGCCAAGTTGCACCCCACATCACCGAGCACCAAACCGGGGACGGATGGGATCTCTACATGGGCGACTGCGTGGAAAGCATCCGCCAGCTGGACTCTGATTCGATCCACTACAGCATCTTCAGCCCACCATTCGCGTCGCTCTACACCTACTCAAACAGCGACCGCGATATGGGCAACAGCCGCACCGAACAGGAGTTCTTTGATCACTTTGGATTCCTGGCCGCTGAGCTCCATCGCGTGATGATGCCCGGCCGGCTCATCAGCTTTCACTGCATGAACCTGCCCAGCAGCAAAGAACGCGATGGCTTCATCGGTGTGAAGGACTTTCGCGGTGACATGCTGCGCATCTTCCAGTCCGCTGGTTTTGTCTTCCATAGCGAAGTGTGCATCTGGAAAGATCCAGTCACCGCCATGCAGCGCACCAAGGCAATTGGCCTACTGCACAAGCAGATCCGCAAGGATTCAGCACTCAGCCGCCAGGGCATCCCTGACTATCTGGTGACCGTGCGCAAGCTTGGCGACAACACAGAACCAGTGGCCGGCCCGTTCACTGAGTTTGCCGGTGAGAACCCACCAGCTAAGACGGGCGACGCAATCAAGGATTCCATCAACATCTGGCAGCGCTACGCCAGCCCCGTGTGGATGGATATCAATCCATCCGACACGCTGCAATATCGCAGCGCACGCGCCAATGAAGATGAACGCCACATCTGCCCGCTGCAACTGGAAGTGATCCGCCGCGGACTGCAGCTTTGGAGCAATCCCGGCGATCTGGTGCTCAGCCCATTTGCTGGTATCGGATCTGAGGGCCACGTCAGCCTGCAGATGGGCCGCCGCTTTGTTGGTTTTGAGCTCAAGCCCTCCTACTTCAACTGCGCAGTGAAGAACCTCACCAATGTGCAGGCCGCTAAGCAAGCGGAGCTCCTGCCATGCAGCTGAGGGGATATCAGGATCGCGCCATTGATGCACTGCGCTCCGTCATGCAGCAGGGCGCCAAGGCGCCGCTACTATGCCTTCCGACTGGTGGCGGCAAGACCGTGATCCTCGCCACCATCGCGGCGCAAGCTGCAGCACGCGGGCGCCACGTGTTGATCCTTGTGCATCGCCGTGAACTGATCCACCAGACCGCCAGCAAGCTTGCATGGGCTGGGCTCGATCACGGCATCATTGCCGCGGGCCATCCAGCATCAGATTACGCGGTGCAGATCGCATCCGTGCAAACGCTCGTTCGGCGCCTGTCGCGCATGGACTGGGCGCCAACGCTGGTGATCATCGATGAGGCTCACCACGCAGCAGCTGGCAGCTGGCGCCAGATCCTGAACCACTGGCCTGATGCTTATCGCCTAGGCGTCACCGCCACGCCGTGTCGCCTTGATGGGTGCGGGCTGCGCAGCACATTCGATGCCATGGTGATGGGACCCAGTGTTGCCGATCTGATCTTTACCGGTTACCTATCGCCCGCACGGATATATGCGCCACCAGTGGTAGCTGATC